GCCCCATAATAAAAACCCCACTTTAGAATATTTCTTGTTCAATGGATTGACAAATCTTAAAGTGGGATTATTTTTGTTTAAAAACTGATAGTTAAAATAATTTCTCAATCGTTTTGAATTTTGTACAACATCAGAGTATTTATAAGTAATTAACATTTATTGTTATAATTTATGTAGGTAGGTGAAATTTCCGAATCTGAGTAACCTACCTGCATTTGCCTAACGGAAATAGGCATTAAGATTCGGAGGCTATAATTATTAACTTAAAATGTTTATCAATGAGAGTACAGATAAAGTACACTTCAACATCCCAAGTAATTTAAACTTAGAATTACTGTTCAATGATTACTCATCAAGAGATTTAATCAAAATCCAATTCCTGATTCATCAGATTAATTTCTTTACCCGTAAAAATTCATTAGGGTATCAATTGCACATTAAGAATCATTCAGATTTCTTAGGCATTAAGAACGGAGAGTTAACCAGTATGCTAACCCGGTTAGTTGATAATGGTATCCTCAAGATAACAATCAGGGGTAGTAAAAAATCCCAGCGTTCAAATACTTATGCTATGGTTGATTCATTTGATATAAATGAATCCAACCGATACACATACCCAGTTAGCAAATATCAATTCCTAAAAAAGTGGGTTGCTGATGGGTACATAGTAAAAGCAAAGAAAGATTCAGCGTATTCCAAACCTTCTGTCAATACCGCGTCCCATGACGCGGGTCTCATAGCTGAGAACGCCCGTTTAAAGGCTGAGATTGAATTGCTCAAAGCTGAAGTTGCCAGATTGTCATCTGCATCATCAAACTCAACAGCAGAGCCTGTAATAGAACCACAAGCTGAACCTGATAAAGATTTGGTGATATATCCAATACCGGAGAGTCCTGATGACGATTTCATCACATTCAATTACCGGGGTACTATGGGATGTATAATCAACTATTCAGATATGGCGCAATGGTTTGATTCCTTATCAGTTGTAAGAAAGCATCAGGTTATCATCAATTTGATTAATGGTGATTGCCACATTAATGAGCATACGATATTAGATATACAGAAAGTAGATAATGCTGAAGATGCCTATATGTTCAATTACTACGGTATCAATACCCTAATGAGTGCCTAACCAAAAAATATTTTAAAATAATACTAATGTCAAGAGTAGTCTAAAAACATAGTAATTAATACTACTGACAATGGTAAAAAAAATAGATTTATATTTTCTGTAATTTTTAGTAATTGTGACAGTTTGTCAGCGGGTTGATGCTTGTAAAATATAAGTATTATACATACATTTGTAATGAGAAACAGAAATCAAAGGCAGGTATAAATACCTGCTTTTGTTATTTTAAATAATTAGGATGTAAAGAATTTTTTATAGTAGCAAATATTTAAATTAAAATAGAAAAATGGAGACAACAGTTAAATTAGAAAAAGAGCAATTATTAGATTTGATAGAAGTTGAAAAAATTGACTCAAACAGTTGGTATAATGAACTATACTATGGCATTCAAGAAGGGAAGGGTGATGTTGATGTTTTGGCGTATGCCGATGAATTAGTAGACCGCGCCAATCAATTTGCGAAAGCGGTGCGACAAATACTAAAGTCCAGTAAAGTTTAAATACTACATTAATTAGGGTCACCATGATGGTGACCCTTTTATAATTCACTGAAAGTGTTTAATTTAGTAAAATGAAAAAATACCTATTCCTGATAGTAGCATCTATAGTAGTTGCTACTTCAACAGCCTTCGGGCAATCTGCTACTATCAACAATGATTTATCTGCAACCTACAAGGGCGTTAATTATCAATACGGTCAGGAACTAATGATAGGCTACGGGTCAGGTGATAACAAGAATTTTGCATTTATATCGGTGTTCCGGGCTGAGAAGGGTAATAATAGTATACCATCAACTACCAACCTGAAGGCAGATGATTCAAAAAAGAAATTCGTCATTGATGAAATATACAAGACTGATGCAGGTAAGGTATTCATCAAAGCAGTACCCGAATGGCTGAAAGAAGATGGTTATACTGTAGACCTTCGTGTTGATTTAGAAGGTGCAGTAGATAACAAAGAAATATTAGTGCCAATAGCTTCTAAGAAAGTCATTAAAAAACATCAATAATAAAGTTGATATTTATTGATTATCAAGTATTTTTGTACTGTGTTTGCAAGAGATAAATATTATAGCCTAACTGAGATTTACTTAAAGTTTCAACAAGTAATGAGCAGGGCAGAAGTGAAGAATAAACTTGCTGCATCTGGATTGCACTGTATAGAGAATCTTATTCAATATGGCAACTACTACAGCATAGCAGCTAAGTATTATCTTAAAGAAGATATAGAGAATTTATTTGCAGTTTCTTTAAATATATAACCGAATTCACAAGTTTGAATTCCCATTGTGTGTACCCTTCGGATAGTCCGAGGGGTTTTTTATTTAAAAATATTTTAAAAAAAAATGTCGTCAGCCTATTAGCCAAGTATTTATAAGAAAGAAACTAATAATACATACAATGGATATAATACAACTTACTCAAAATTTATTATTCATTAAAACCCCGGACGGTGGTTTAATGGTGGATAGTGCCAAACAAACAATTAAAGCTATCAACGCTCAATGTTATCAAATCGCTGCCTTATTGAAGGAATTATTCTTTGAGTTAAGACAGTTTTGATAACAATGGATAGTAATAGATTCAGCGAAGCTGAAAAAAAAGGCAGGGAAAAAATAGTTATGTCATTACACAAATACCAATTAGTAGAATCAGCTAACCCATATGAGGTATGGGATTTATCGGGTACGACTTCAAAGTTTGGCTATAAAGATTGGCCATTCTTTATTGAAGTAAAGAGCAGGACAGTAAAAAGTACTGACTATACTACAGCTTATTTGGAATACGATAAATTCAAGAGGCTAATTGAAGTAGCTGATAACAACGGTCAGGCAACGGTATTCTACATAATGTATTTTACGGATAACATATCAATGATTTTTAACCTTAGAAATATCAACCTGACTGATGTCGGTATAAAGATGCAAAGCTTACCCAGTACAACAATGGGAGAGACCACAAACGTGGATAAACTGATTGTTGAATTACCTTACAGATTAGCTCAAAAGAGAAAGATAAAATAATAATGATTACAGCTGCATTAACTATAGCATTGATAGTAAATGGGTTCAAAATGAACCCGGTGTATCAGTATTGGCTAAGAAGATTTAAGATAGATGAACCACCGTTTAATTGTGTTCTATGCCTGTCATTCTGGATTGGTTTAGTACCTGGAATTGCAATGGCAATAACAACCGGGGGATTAATAATGTTAGCTACGCCATTAGTAGCATCATTCATAGCAGTGGCTTTAAATCGTTGGTTTGAAGCATTGCCAACAACAATTAAATAACCGGGGTGGATTACGAATTTATAAAAAATCAAATACTTACCGATTATGTGAAAGACGCGAAACGTTTCAATAAGTTAAAGAGAAAACTTAGAACCATTCGTTACAGGTATCATATAAAAACAAACAACTTCCAATTTGAGGAAGAATTTCTTGGTGAGATATTATTGGGCTTGGCTAACTATAATGCTGAGAAGCTTGTAAACGTGGTGCAAGCTAATCCAAACAATTTAGAAGCTATAGCCTATACCATTGGCAAAAGGTACTTCAGAGTCAAGAAGGCGAATCCAAATTCACCTAATAATTCACCGGGGACTAAAATGATATTTGCTTCAACCTTTTCCAATCCCGATACTATTATCAACCCATTAGACCAACCGGATGAAGAAGGCATCATACCTTATGATGATGACATATATGGTGAACGTAACTATGATTCAACCGAATGGGATTTGATTAAAGAACGATTGACCGAGAAAGAGATAGATTTTTTGGAACTATTAATGTCTGGGGCTAAAGGCAGTGAATCAATGACCCGGAAAGAGTTCAATCAATATAAGAGCTACGTTTTTAATAAAATTCAAACAATGGACTTACGCCGACCACTAACCACGTTGGAAGTTATCTATACAAAGCTGGATAAAGAGGATTTAGAGAAATTCCACATTATTTATGATGAAGACTTATCAGTGAAGCAGAAAATTAAAAAATTGAAGGTTAGAAGCAAATGGGGCTATTACTACCAGAGAAGGCAAATGCAAAAAAAGGTTGCAGGAATCCGGGGGCTGATATATTAAAATTGAAGAAAGGAATAACCAATGGAAAAAGCAGAGATACTACAGAATCTGGAAACAGTAATTCCGAAGGTGAAAGAATACATTGCGACTAAATCAACATCATTGAATTTAGTAGAGAAACAAGCATTACAACAATTAGTGCCGATAATAACACCGAATAAACAATGGTGCTTTTCCTGTTCATCAAGTTTAGGTGATTTGATGATAGCGGTACATTGTTATTATGAACGCGAGAATAAATCAGAATAGTAGATAATCAATTTACATACTTCGTTAAAACTGGTTCGTCAACCCGTATTTTAAGTTCAGTATTATTATCATCAAACGATGTGAAGATATGTTGTACATAATCTTTCGAATCGTCATTTTTGAATTCAAGAATAAAATGCAAGTTACTTGGTAAACGAACACTTCTTTCATTGCGCCCACCGTATTTAGCGCGAAAATCGAAATGTGAGCCCGGATTGATGATAGATTTCTCAAAAGATTTGTCTATCTCAAGCCAAACGTCCTCGGGTTCAGTTAATACATTGAATTTAAATTCTTTTACGATATTTAAATTGCAGGTAAAAACTAAATCAAGCTCATAAACTGCCCTTACACCATTAAAACTTTGGGCGGTACAACGAACTACTTTAGCAACAAATTTTGGCATTATTCGGTGAGTATGTTCGATAGCAAGCAGTCGATAGGTTTTAGCAGCAATCTCAGCTTGCTTGAGTTGGGTTTCAGTGATTTTTTGTTGCATTTCGAACATCCCCGCTTGAAGCCGAAATTGCGCGAATAAGAGGGCAAATGTTCCGAGTGCTACAACTGCTTGGAGTATAGTACCGATACTATTTATCTGGTCGGTGACTGCGAGTAAAATCACTTATTGAAATGGGTTGGTTTAGTGTAACTTCTTGAAGATAGCAAGTATTTATAAGATATTAAGCTACCCAGCTTAAATTTGTTAGTTTTTTTAGTGTTTTTTAAACCCTTGCATTCGGCAGGGGTTTTTATTTAGTCACCTTGTGGGTATCGCTCAAAGAAAATAAAGATTAACATTTTACCAATCACTAATAACAATAGCAAAGAGAATATTATTATCAATGACTTATAAAGATAATATCGCGACTTGGTGTTGACTTTAATGGTTTGGTATCGTGCACTAAAATACATTCCGGCAGCAGACGCCCCAACAATGGAGTAAAGAATGCAGAACCCATAAACTATGTATTTACCTAACTGTTCCATTGTAATAAGTTTAAGTACAGGAACTAATTTAATGATTCTTAACGATTCATTAAAACCAATTGAATTACCAACAATATATATCCTAAAAACACGGCTATTAACCTATCATTTGCAAATCGGCAGGGGTTTTTTAATTGTATTTCAATTGTTTATATTTAAACAACCTAAAACGTAGCATTCTATTAACCTAAATTTTAAACCAATGAGACATTTACTATTAGCGTTAATCCTTACTTTTTTTACCTCATTAGCATACGCGCAAATAAATAAATCAAAAAGTGAGGTAATGCAGTTTATGTCAAATGATAATACTTGGACATTTGAAAAATCAGCGCGGTCAAATGAGGGTTATGAGTATTTATCATATTCAATTCCCACAAAAGTATCGTCTAATGGACAAGTGATATTGTCAACAAAAGGTTTTTATTTTAAAAATGATTCCTGTAAATTAATAAGACTTGTTAAAACTAATAATCAACTTAATGATGTTATCAAGGAATTGAATAGTAAGTTTACTTCGGTGGGTAATAATATTTGGTATGATGTTAAAGAAAATAGCACATACGAAATAAAACTAACTGAAAATTCCAGTGTTTTTTGGGTTGATGAACGGCCGTTTAAGAATTAACCCTCACTTAGTGCTAAGCATTGAGATTTACTCACTATCTGGATGCAAGGTGAAAAATAATGCGATAACAACAATAGAACCAATAAAAGCTAAAACGCCGAAGAAAATACAATAGAGAATCTTACCAGAATAGTAAGCTGTTTTGGAACTATCTTTTATGTGTTCACGTGTATTTTCAAAATGAACACCTGCGAAATAAGCCCCACCCATACCGAAGAATGCGCAGACTCCCAACAAAAAGATGTTACCGATAATCTCTAACATAGGGTTCTATACTTTATAAGATGGTTTGTTTATGCATCATTTTTGTGAAACAGACGATAGCCAAAAAATATGGTCGGGATAAAAATAAGTTCTTTATTAAATATGCAATAAAGAATCGTCAGCGTAATTATTGCACCTGCATTCAAAATCAATTCAAAATTCGATGGATTTGTTAGAATTTCAATCAGTTTATTTCTTCGCTTTACCTGTTTGTTGAATGAAATGCCTATCCAAACTATAATGAAAGTGCCAAGTGCAGATAACGCAATCCCTAAATTTGTTGTGGTTAACTTCAAACTTCCAAGTTTAAACCCTAAATCTAAATTTATAAAATTAGATGTCGAATCCATTGTACATAGCCGACTACCTTGTACAATGAGAAATACCCCTATCAAAATTATTATGATATTCAGGATGATTTTCCAAGAATTTTTGTTTGAATGTCCCGTCATTTTCAGCAATTTAAAATGCACCTTTTAAAAAAAGTCATTTATACATTGCAGACAGGCAATAGGATTATTTTTTAATGTTACGACTTTTTTTCGATTTTCCAAAATAATGTTAGAAAATACATCCGATATTAATCGTGTATAATTCTTATAAAGAATTAAGAATAAGGTACTTGAAAAGTTTTTAGCGTGTTTAAATAATTTATGAAATATTTCAATGCCATTTAGACAGCAGGGTGAAAACACCCATTTTATCTATGAAAAAATTAAATGAACAGCCGACGATTCACTTCAATCTATGAGTTCATAGCAACTATTTGTTTATTAAAATCATCTCCAGTATCACAAGTGAGACCCCAATGAAAACGATAATTACGCCTACATTAGGTGAAAACATCTCAAATGATGCACCCAGCGCATTAATCTTGAAGTTGCTATGTTCTTTCCGGGGCTTGGCAGCATAATACAAACCAACCCCGATGACGAGAGCGGCCAAACTCAGAAATATGAAATTGTAAAGGTCTTTGACCCCAATATTAGAAAGAGCTACCATAAATTAACCAATTACAGTTAAAAAATTATAATAGTGTCTCACATCCATCTATTACCGATTTTATTTAACGATAACGATTAATTTTAATAGTAACGGTTGTAAATCAGTAGCCATAATGTGAGTATGGTTACTATATCTTTGAAATTTGCCAAGGGAGTTACACGACAATAAATTTCAAATTGTCATTTGCTAATTATTTGTTGTGTACAACACAAAAATAATAAATAAATTTGGTAAAAATTAAATTTAAATTTTAAACGTTTTTATTTGAACGGTTTTCTGTAAAATTTGTAACCGATTTATTCAAAAAAAATTATTTAATCTCCAGTTGAACTAAAATCAAAACAGACTACCTCACAAATCGGGCTAACACCCTTCCAATTACTTTGGTAAACACTGGTATCAATACCTAAATTGAATTGATAATCAAGACCAGTTTCATTAATGAACTTTTGAACTTTATTCGGTACTGGTTGCCCGTTTGGATTATAGCCGGGGGATTTTTCGCGTAAATCAACAAAGTAAGGATAACCAGAGTATCTAAAAGGAGTAGACCCTTGAGGAACTATGAAGCTACCATAATCAGCAATTCGGGAAGCTATTTCAATTGTGATTAGTTCAAATTCAGCCCCGATATATTTCAGCTTAGATTTAATATTATCATTGATGCCTGTTTTGATTTTACCAAAGGGCGGGTTGGATATTGACTGTTTAAAGTAGCCAAAAGATTCAAAGTCAAATATTGATGCGTTAATCCAATTGGCTTCAGGTAAAAGCTTTTTACCCACTTCATAATAAACCGGGCTCAATTCAACACAAGTAATATCCTTGCAGTCGCGGTAGTGATAAGCAACAAAGGCTAACATACCTATCCCGGCACATAAATCTATCGTTTTGGCTTTGCTATATAAGGTTAAAGAAAAATCGTTTGCAAAATCTAACGGGGTAAAGAATGCCCCTGCTTCTGAGTTTACGCTTAACGCGCCTTCATTCCATTTCTCAAATACTGTTAGTTTTTCTTCAAAGGTTAGTTTGTCTTTCTCTAATAATTTAACTGCTATGTTGTGTTCTTTTATTTCTGCTTTTGTGAGTTTAGCCATTAAGTATTTATCAATAAATACTTGGCTAATTCCATTAAGGCATCTTAATAGCTATACATATCTTTTAAAGCGGTATAAACTATGGCAAAAGCGTCAGAATTATTGCTCAACAAAACTTCAACTTCATAACTTCCATTATCTTTTATAAATGCAAATTTTTCAGTCTCTCTTTTAAAACTCATATTGTACTTGAATTCATTCACGATAGGTTCTAAATATTTTCGTTCGCGATACTCCAATACAAATTGGTCGCATTTGTCTTTGTCATTGATGAAATATGTTGCCGTTACAAGACCATTCACCTGAGGTGGATAACTACTCCAACGACTTCTCGGATAATCAAACTGTAAGTATTCTTTACCGCTTTGGGTGTAGTTTGAATTTACCCATTGTCCTATCAACATATAGATGCCGTTTTTGACTGTTGACTTTGAGTTACCCAACCAATTTTGAGCCTGTGAACTGAAAGAGATTAGCGAAAATGAGATTGCTAATAAAAGCCTGAAGTGTTTCATAAAGTTTGGTTTGCACTAAGATAAATAAATTATCCATCGGCCAGCCTATTATATAAATAGAATAACAGTAGCAGCGATGGCATTTAAAAAAGGGCAAGAAAAAATGGGCGGTCGGGTTAAAGGTACACCCAACAAATCAACCAAAGAAATTCGAAATGCAATACAGAATGTGTTGGCAAACCGGATTGACACATTGGAAGAAGACTTAGCCCGGATGACAGGATTCCAGAGATGGATGATTCTGGACAAGGTAACAAAGTATGTTATGCCCGCACTTGCAAAGAATGAAGACAAGGTGGAGCATACAGGTGAATTACAAATCAATATAACCTACAGTGACCCGGAGCTAAAAGATAGTGACCCTGAACAGGGTAATAATTATGATGAAGATGTGCCTTTTTAATAGGGTAAAAATACTTCATTTTAAGTTTTGTGCCTTTAGAATGCTATAAACGCATAAAGGGACAAGATTTGATTAGTGAAAAGGGATAATTGAACGTAGATATTAAGTTACCAAGACCACATACTGGGCAGAATGAAGTACTAAAATCTAATGCCCGGTTTAAGGTTTTGATGTGTGGAAGACGTTGGGGCAAATCACTTATAGCTAAACACATCTCAATTATTGGGATGATGCAGAAGGAACACATTGCTTATGTGACTCCTAACTATTCATTAGGTAAAGTTTTCTTTGCTGAGGTTGTTAAAATCCTACCAAGCAAATTAATTAGTAAGCTAAACAGGACTGACTTAGTTATTGAAACTATTACAGGTGGTACGTTATCATTCTTCACTGGTGAACGGTTAGATAACCTGAGAGGGCGCAAATTCCACAAGGTTATTATTGATGAAGCTGCATATATACCAGATTTAGAATCAGCTTGGTTAAACGCTATTAGACCGTGCTTAACTGACTTTAAAGGGTCAGCCCTGTTCATCAGTACACCCAGAGGTAAGAACTACTTCTATGCCCTTTATTTGAAAGGACTAAACAAAGAAGACAGCTTTGCATCGTTCCACTTTACCAGTTACGAGAATCCACACATAGCCAGTGAAGAACTTGATGCAGCAAGGGAACATTTACCTGAAGCAGCATTCAATCAGGAATACTTAGCTGAACCGGGCGAAAACGTTAACAATCCGTTTGGAGTTGATAATATCAATAACAACATTATCCCAGTCTTAAGCAATCAACCAACTAAAGTTTATGGTATCGACTTAGGTAAACACAATGACTACACCGTCATTACCGGGTTAGACCAGAACGGAGCAATGACACACTTTGACAGGTTTAAGCTATCGTGGCAACTAACCATTGAAAGAATCAAAGCTTTACCTGCTTATACTCTGAAAGCTATAGATAGTACAGGTGTTGGTGATGCTGTATTTGAACAACTCAGTACTACTACCAGTAACATAACAGGATTCAAGTTTACAGCTTCGAGCAAACCGGAAATAGTAATGGAACTGGTCAAATCTCTGGAATCTGGTAAGACCAAGATTAACCAAGCTACAGCAGACGAAATGTTGGTGTTTGAATACCGGGTTCAACCATCAGGTCATATAAAATACGAAGCACAAAAGGGCTTCCACGATGATACAGTAATGAGTTTGGCTATAGCGAACCATTACCTTAAGAAAGCCAAACTATCAAACCTGTCAGGATGGCTGTACAATTAATGACAATATGTTAAACCAAAAAGAACTACTAAACAAATTACCCGGTCAGTGGTCGGAACTGACCCTTAAAGACTATATCAAGTTAGCCCCGGTTATCAACGGAACGCAGATTGATGATGATGTGGTTGATGCTGATATATACACCCAGAAAGCAGAATCAGATTTAGATAAATCATTAATGATTATCAGTTTACTTACTGATGCGACAGTAGAAGAACTGGAAGCTAAACCAATGACTGAAGTAATTGAACTGATTAATAAGCTGTCATTTATGAATGAGTTGCCTAATCAAGATAAACCCGTTACCAAGTATAAAACGTTTACTGAATTAACTTATGATGGCTTCATCACCTTTGAAAAACTACAGAGAGATATTAGCAATGACGGTATTTTGGGTAATTCAATCAATAATCTTCCTGTAATGTTATCGGTCTTTTCAAAAGATAACCTAACCCCGGAACAAATAGAACAACTAACTATGCCAGAGGTCATAGCAGGTTTTTTTACTGTGGTCAGGAACAGCCAAAAGTATATGAGAAATATTCAGCGTTCTTTATTGTTGCAGATAATGAAGAACAAGATAAAAGAGGGGAAGCAGATATTGACCCCATACTTGAAGAAAGCAAATCCATTCAACAGGAATTCAACCAGAGGTGGAACTATTGGATGATAGCCAAGCAAGTAGCGGATTTTACCCGGCAAACCTTTTGGCAGGTAATGGAATCCAATGTTGAAGAAGTTCTAACAATAGCAACTTTGTTAAAAGAACAGGTCACAATGTTGGAGAACCAGAACGGTAAGTTAACTGGTTAAACTTAATAATCTTATCTTCGGGTAAACCTTAATCCGATGAAGAAAAAATATGTTTACGTTATTGGTGCTATAATTTTGGTTCTTGTAATAACTAATCCGAGCTATAGTTCCTTTAAGGCATACCTTGGTGACGAAGAAGCACGGACTTCAGATACAAGAAGAACCACCAATTTATTTATATGTAGTAAATATTCAGCAAATGACAGGAATTTCTTTGCAATAGCGGGGAATTTTATTGAATTAGAACGAACCAAACTTCATATCACAGAACTAAGAGAGGATATAATGAGACAGTTAGCTGACAGTGCCTTATATTGGTCAGATACCTCTGATTCTAATCATAATAAAATTTCAGCAAGTGAATTTGCTCAAAGAATAAAAGCTAAGTACCCGGTTTATGAAAACATTCCTAATGATTCATTAATTCGAGCGGTCATAAAAAAATATCCAATTTATACAGGAAAGGTCGATTTCGCGAAATAGATAACTTACAGCCTATTACTTAAATAAATGGCTAAATCATTATCCCAAGCGAATGCAGCAGCTTTAAATAACTTAGGTACAGACAAGCAACAATTTGAGACCGAACTATCAGCATTAGAACAAGCTTGTTCAGAATTTATATTAAGAATTAAAGAAAACATACAAGCAATTCCTGATTTTGTTAATTCCGGGGCAATCGAGAACCTTTCCATTGAGACCGGGGATAACGAAGTTAATGTTATGGGTTCGCCTCACATCCTGTACCAAAACTACGGTGTCAACGGTGCTGAGGTTCAAATGTATGATACTCCGTATAGCTATAAGGATAAAAGACCCCCGGTTAGTGTATTTCTTGAATATATTCAATCCAAGAATATTAGGTTAATCAATAATCCCCGCTATTATGGGAATCCGTCACCCTTTGCTTCAACAACAGAGGATAAGCAGCAATTACAATTAGCTTGGGCTATAGCTACCAAAGTTTATAAGGATGGTTTTAAACCCCGTCCTATAAAGTGGGAAGAAGAAAAAGAGAAGTTGAAAAATGATTTAAAAAAGAACGTAGCCGAGTTCTATATCAAGCAAATCAAAACTGAGATATACAATCAATACGGGCAGAATGTGGAGGCTAAGGGCAAATGATTATTTAGGTTCAACGGGAACATTCACAACTGTATCAATCTTTTGCGTTCCTTGAAAATCTAATTTGTATCGCCCACCTGCAATTTTATATTCTCCACCTTTCAGGGTGATATAAAATATTTCATCAACCAAATTAAAGTTAATGTCATACGCACTTTTTATTTTTCCTTCAATTACATATGGTTTTTTCTTATAGTGTGCTTCTGTAGTAGCATAGCAATGTACACCTGCAACTCGTGCTATCATAACTTCACTACCTTGAAAATTAAATATACATCGTACATTTATAGGTTTTCGTCGATAAAAATAGTCGTCTATGTGAGAATTTGTTTCAAGGCTATCAACTGCATTCTTATACTGCGCTAATTGTTTTTTTGAATAGAGAATTTTCTGAGTTACTAAAACTTGATTCTGCTTAATCATTGCAACATTGTTATGAATTGAATCATATAGTCTTTGTAAAGTAGTAATGTTCTTTATTAAATCGCTTTTGTTTTTCACTAAGCTTTTATTGTTAGCTATTTCTTTGTCCAGTTTTTCGGTTTTGATTTTCAAATCTTTCTTCTCGTTGTCCAATGAATCTGCAAGCACGTAGCTTTTATGCTCAGCAATTGGAATAACTGCGTAGGGGATAAAAAAGCTAAGAAAAACAATAGTGCCACCGCCAATTACAATTACTTGCGCCCAAAACTTGCGCGAAGTCCAAACCTTCTTTTCCTGAGTGATTTCAAAGTTGATTTTTTTCTTTTCGGCTTCGGCTTTATCTGCCTTTGCCTTGTACATTAAAATTTGAGCTTCTTTAATTTGCTTATCTAATTCCGATTCTGCCATTGATTTAGGTATAGTCAATCTTTAATTGAAAGTTTACTAACGTCTTTATCTGGAAAAACATCCGTGAAGCCAGATGTATCATTGTGGAAGAATATATAGTTTTTTGTTCTTCCAATATAATAATACTTGATTGTAGATTTTATTGTATCCTTTTTTAAGATGATAAAAGTATTATTATCGTTTGAGGTGGGGGTTATGTGGTTGGTTCGGTACAAAGTCGTAATACCGGCTGCAAGTATCATACCTAATGATAGAAATAACACTATCATAATATTTCCGGGAATTTGATAGCTATGATTTGTCTGTAAATGCTTGTCAAAAGCAATCAATATCCTCAATGTGTAAACGACAGCGTAGAAAATTAAAACAATTACATATGTATAATTGATAGTGATGTTATTAAAATAGCTAATTATTATCCGTACGACATAATAAGTGGCAACTAATCCCATTGCTACGTCAATAGTATTCTTGATTCTCTTATTCGCTCTTCGAATCTGAATATCAGACATATCCTTCTGGTATGAGCTTATCCCTTTGCCTATGAGCGAGTAGTAATAGTAGTTAATAATTAAAAATGGAACTGCAATATAAAATGCGTCCCTGATTGTGTTGTTGAAAACCTCAGCTATATCAATGTATTCGAATACATCAAATGAAAACTTTCCGTAGAATAACGTGAGTTTTGCAATTCCAAAAATAAACGATAAGAAAGTAATACTGGTTACTAACTGACTAAGCGGAGTCTTTTCTGATTCTGCCATAAGGATTGGGTTTAGTCAAATATAAGCCTATTAATCTTAAAAAGAGAGATAGGCAAATGATTTCGATAAACAGCCAACCCAATAGATATTCACCAGTAAATAACCCTGTAATTTTTCAGGTCAATAGTAGCAATGTTTTAATAAGCCATTTCAAAGTTTCCGTTACTGATGGGAGTGGTAATACTATAATCAATCAGAGACTTTATACTTCACCCGCTAACCCTACAGGCTCGTATATTGATTTAGCCAATATCCTTTATAATACAGTTAATTATCAACTGATTTCTTCCCCCAATATAGTTGATTCGACACCCAATATATTGCAGCCGTACCAATTAACTATAACGGAAAGGTTGGCTTCGGGTGGTGCGATAATAGACGGTGTAAGCCTCACTACCAGTCTAAGCTACATCTGGAACGGTCTTGTTGATAAAAACAACTTTTCCAATTACAGCTACCTAAGTTATGTGATAGCTACGGCTACTATTGGATACACACCAACATTTGGTACAGGCACGACTTACTACGTAGCATCAGCGGGTTCATCAGCCAACACGGGTACTTTCAGCAGCGCACCGATGAACTTTTCAAAGTTCAAAAGCTCTACTTTTCAACCCGGTGATACTATCCTTTTCAATAAGGGTGACACATTCACGGGAACTATCAATTGGGGCTTCGGAGGTTCGTTAAACAATCCTATAACGCTGGATGTTTACGGAACTGCAGCATCCAATCCTATAATAGACGGTGGTGGTTCAACATCAGCCCCGAATCTTCAACTTAATGCTGGATATGTTAATGTAAGAAACTTGGTTTTCCAGAATAATCAAAGTTCATCTGGGTTAATCTATTTAACCAATAACTCGCGTGATGTAACCATTAGTAACTGCTATTTCACCAACGCTATCAGGGGTATCAATGCATACAATTGCGGTACAGGTGGTACCGCGAATCTTAAAGTAATTGGTAACTATTTTTCCGCAATTGCTGATAACTCAGGACACACGCACGGCGGAGGTTCATCGGTACAGTTTAACAACTGTGTGGGTTCAGGTATGGAAATAGCTTATAACTATTGCTACACCAACATTTCCCCACCTGTGGCAGGTGTAGGTGACGTGTTATCTGTTTATCAATGCTCAGGTACTTCATCAAGTTGGATTTTGGTTCACAATAACAATGTTAGAGGTGGTTCGTCTACTCCATTTGGTTATTGCGGATTGGTTTTAGGTGACGTTGGAGGAATGTATCAATCAGGTTATTCAAACACCTTCATCAATACTGGTGCTGAGGGTTGTCAGGTACAGGGCGGTACCCAGATTGATATGTCATACAATACTATCTATTCTGCACAGTTCACTTACTCCAACGTAGGGATAGCATTTGGTAATTACTCTGGGAAACCTTGTTCAGCAATTACCATCGGTCACAATATAATAAACTGGACTAAATCGGACGGAACGATATTCAATAAATGGATTGATACGGCCATTGCTAATAGTAATTCAACCGCATCAGGTTTACCGTCTGGAGCAACTTTAGCAACCCCTTCCAACTGGAGTACTAATACAGCCGATAGTACAGCAGACCCCGGAGCGTATGATGGATTATTGCCAAACCCGCTTTGGGCTGGTTCACCATTTAATGTGGGTTCTGCTTCAGTGGCGCAATTATTAACCAATAAGCCATCTACAACCAAGTATTACAGCAATTCAACTGATTACTTATATTTTATCAATGATGGGCTTTCTTTGAATGCAGTATTGAAGTTATACGTTAACGGCAGTGGTATTACTACATATACCAAATCAATTAGTTCGGGCATTACATCAGGCAGAATCAAGCTTTCCCCCGATACATTAACTACAATGTTCGGGTCAAACTTTAGCAACTACTTTACTTCAAATAACTATTTCACAGTAGTAATTCAGGATACAAGCGGTACCAATAAATCAGTCACCCGTACTTACACTTTGAAAAATAGTAATTGTGCTTATACACCTATTCAACTGGTATTTGGTAACCAGTTAGGAGGATTCGACGGTATAAGATTCTTTAACCCACAAGAGCAAATTGACGTTGTTAGAACTACCATCAAAAAGAATCCTTTTCAGCTAAATAACAACTTGTACACTGATAACGTGTCAGGGGTATTCAATAGCGATACCGATACAATTAACGTAGCTTCAACAAGCACTTATACGGCTATCAGTGACCCTTTATCGGATGATGAATCTTTGTGGCATAAAGAATTGGTTAAATCCAAGCAGGTGTATGTTTTGCTACCTACAGGAAATTATATGCCTGTAACAATAACCAATACTCAGTACAAGGTTCAGCAGAACAAATACAACAACACGGCTTTGGTTAGGTTATCAATAACATTTACTATACCGGATACAGGAGCTAAATTATATTAATTTGTAACTTAGTGATACTTAATCCAGTGTCACTATGTTTAACTTACCTTTTCCGACCGATAGCCTGTATAAATTCTGCTTTATGTTTGGGCTGGCTTTGATTGTGTTTTCAATTTATTTCCGGGATAGCCACTTAAACAGGTATGACAAAAATCAGCCAAAATATATTTTAGATTCATTAAACAACAGGCTTACTGTACTTGATAACATCAGGTATGAGGATTCTTATTTTCTCTTTATTAACGGTCGGTCATTGAATGATTTTTTTCGACTTAATCTGCGTTTAGACGTTCATAATGCAAAAATCGCTTTAAATAATTGGGAACAGTTTGAAAGGAGTTATAGAGAACAATATCTGAAATCGGATACTTCTTTACGTAATTTATGTGTGCTTATGGATAATAATATAAAAGCTAAGAAGGACACTGAGTTAGTGAAACACTATCTTTCATTTATTCTCCAGATAAGAACACAAAATAATAGAGTCACAGAGGAATGTCGTAATAAAATTTCTTTTTATGATTCGAACATAAGAAATGATTATTTATCTGATTTGTTTGTGTCAATTTCAGGTATACTACTGTTCGTTTTTGGAACTTTATTATGGTATTTCAAAATACAACGTTACCAAGACAAAATACTAAAGCTACAAGTGGTTGAAGCAAGTAAAGGAGCAACGAATAGCAAAAATAAATTATTTGGTCGTAAGCACCACGACCCAATCAATCGAATAGGAACAAGGGGCTGATTAAGCCCCGGTGATTGTTATAGAGTGATTAATTATGCTATCTTGAAAATAAAAGCTTTGCCTCTTTTTCCGGCTGTACCAATTTGACCGTCTTTTTTCAGTAGAAAAGTATTTTGCTGTATTGATTTCTTCGTTATTTCTACTCCAGCTTTATTCAAAGCGGATTCAATTTCATCTATTGTACCTTCACCAAGCTTGGTTAAAACCACACCTATCTTTTCTTTGTCCGTTTTAGCTTCTTCAAGTGTTTTAGGAAAAGGAATGCGTTCACCTTTCGGTTTAGCAACTTTGGTCTTAGCAGTGCTTTTTACTGATTTTACGCCCAAAGCTTCTAATGCTTTTACTAAAGATTCAACTTCTCTTTCTTCTTTTTCGAATTGCTTCATACCATCTTTAAAGATTCGGTCAGCTTCAGCTTTAGCATTTTTATAAGTTTGTTCAGCAGCTTTATAAGCGTCCTCTTTTGCTTTTTTCAATGTAGCAGTTTTTCCCTCTAATCCTGAATTTAATTCATTGAGAGAAGCCTTTAAAACCTCGATTGCTTTTGCGGTTGCATCCATATTGGTATGTCGTTTAGTTTGATACCAAAGGTAGGCGAATTGCCTATTATTTATGTAAAAATAGTTGATGATACCAAATAGCTACTACAGAATATTTTTAATCGATACTTCAGGAACTACTTCAAATGGAAATTATGCCGAACTGGATTGCGAGGATATACAATTTGTTGCCAAATACCAAGTTTCAGATTTGGCAGACATTTCAACCCGGAAAGATGCGATAACCCAAACGATTACCTTTAAAGGTACGAAGCAAAATAATATTGTTTTCGGCAATTTATCCAACCTAAATAGAGTCGTTGATGATTCAGTTAACCTTTCGTTTTTATTTAATTTCTCAATTACTAAGGATATAGATTGTTTGGTTTATGAGAATTCAACATTAATCCTTAAAGGGAAGCTACATTTTATATCAGCTAACAGAGATAAGGACGGTAATATTACTTATGAATGTGCAATCAAGGGATACCTTGCTGATTTCTTTGCCCAGATAAACAATTACTTCATTTCTGATTTAGATTTTACCCCTTTCAATCACACTTACAATATAACCAACATAAGAAATAGTTGGGTTAATGATTTTATATACAATGGTTCAGGGGTGACAACGAGTTTGTATGAAGGGTATGTGTATCCCTACATTGATTATGGTGCCGGTATTACTACTGATACTGCTTTTGATAACAAGATTGATTACCGGAACTTCAGACCTGCATTCTATCTAAATGAGTACTTCAGAAGAATATTTTCCCAAACTGGATTAACAGGTAATTATAGATATACCGTTACAGGAAGTACCGATTTTTTAGACCAGTTCAACAATGCTATTATACCAAATAACGATTCAGATTACAGCTATTCCAAAGCAGCCGGGGTTTTTTATGAGTTAACCAGAACCGGGCTTGTTGATACCTACAATGCTGATAGTCAAACGTACAGAGACCCAAGCAACAACGCGATTTCTCAGTACAATCACCTGATTGCATTTAACGCAACAGTAACAGGAGCTACGGGACAGACGATAATCAGTACAGCTGTAACAAACGGTCAAATTATTAACTTCAATAGCCGGGTAAATACTACAGTTTCTGCTACTCTAACTTATGCGTTCATTCAACAAAACGGTGCTGCGAGTAATGCAAATCCGGTCGTCAGATTTCAGTGCTTATATAGAACTTCATCAATAGGTCAATTTGCTGTAATTGGCGAAACAACTAAAAGCTATCCTTCAAACCCACCTTCGGGTACTATATACGTGAATCCAACCGATGTGTTAAAGTTTACTGTAACCAATCAGTTTGAAGCAGGTAGTCAATTGGCGATAGTGGCGTATCTCGATGTAAAAGCCTCTAATGCTTACTATAATATATCTGTTTTGAACGCCGATTTACAAATCGGCAGTCCATATGCAACAAGTACAGTGACCGTTTCTTTGAATGACCAAGCAATTTTGGTAGGTCAAAATACTACTTCAATTAAGCAAGTTGATTTCTTAAAATCGGTTATCAATATGTTTAATCTTTACGTGTATCCTGACCCTGAAGATTCGCGTCACATTATTTTCATTCCTTATAATGATTATTATTCCAACTTCGTTTACGGAATAGTAACAACTACAGCGTTAGATTGGACTAATAAAATAGATAATTCTACTATTACCCAAACTCCGATAAGTGAAATTTTCAATTTATATTCTTTTACGTTCAAAGATGATACAGATTGGTTATCGAAATTGTATAAAGAAAGGTGGGGTAACACATACGGCAATCTTATTTTGACCGGAGCAACATACGGCTCAAATAAATCCATTAATTTATTATTTGGTTCAACCCCGGTTAACTACTACAACGGCAAAAACTATGCTCAGTTATGGGAACTGAATACAGATAACTTAAAGAAGCCTAAAACTACGGCACCCCGAATATTATTTTACAATGGCTTGCAAAGTTGCCCCTCTTATGAAATTGGGGAAATTACCCAAGATTCAACTACTGGTAATTTTCTGTTCACGTCATTAGACGTTGTGAATAATACCTTCAATGTTTATGCTGAAGCGAATGAGTACACAACTACTACCACAGGTGATTTTGTGGATTTGTTATTTTCCGTCCCAAGTCAGGTATTTTACACCAACGGGGGAATAGTTAATTCTATAGGTAATAAAACCTTGTATGATTACTACTACGCTAACCAGATTAATGAATTGTTGGATTCAAATACCCGGATTATAGAAACGACTGCTTACCTGAATGAAAATGATATACAGCAATTAGATTTTACAAAGCCGATATTCTTTGATTCTGTATTAGGGCATAACTATTTCAAATTACTTTCAGTGGATTATTCCAATAAGAATACCCCGGCCACCATCAGGTTGCAAACGTGTTTATTAAAGGCAAATACTAATCCTAATGATTTCATAACGTTTCATAATGCTACCTATACTGTTAATGGTACATCAACAACGTGTGGTGTAGGGTATAAGTCTGAGGCTTTTGGTTATACCGTACCTTATGGAACGTACTCGTCATTTATCAGTCAGGAAGACGCAGATGCACAAGCAGCAGCAGATGCAGCAGTTAACGCCCAATCTTTCATTAACCGTTGGGCGCATTGTGTTTACACAGGGCAAACATTCACATTAGCACACGACCTGTATCCGACTGATGCCGTAGCAGATGCTAAATCGGGTAATACTTCAACTTTCTATACCGATACCGGGACAATGGCATTGAATTCTATGGTCTTTAAGAATGATGGCGGAGGAAACTTTGTCCGGGGTGGAGGGGCTTACTATGCAACTTCGAATACGTACTGGCAAGTCGATAGTTCATCTTATCTGATTTCATCTGCTTCAACATCTGGAATAAGTGGTTACACCTATTCGGTTTATTTAGCTACTGGTTCAACACAATACGTTTCCTGTTCAATTGCCAATAATGATAAATCAACTTACAGGCAATTTTATAGTACTGACCCTACCATTAGAACCGGAACTACAATCTATTACACGCCGGGCGTAACTGGTTCAACAGTTATCAATGGCTGGTATGCGGATGGTGTACAAGCTTATGAAACCAGTGCCGGGGCAGTATATAACATCGTTGCTTGCTAAGAGCCTATTATTCTACTAAAGAATAGGATATGCAGGGTAACGAAGAAGAAAAAATATTACTCAATGTCGGACTGAATGCTGATGAAGCCAATCAGGGATTAGACCAGTTAAAGCAGAAGATTAACAATGTAAGTCAGCAAGATTTAGGTACAAGTTCAGTACAATCATATAAGCTACAAATCCGGCAATTAACAGCCGAATTGCAGAAAATTGCCCAAGTTCAGGGTCTTAATTCAGCAGCCTTTAGACAAGGTGCAAGGGAATTGGCTGAACTAAAGGAAAAAGCTAAGGACTTCAAAACTACCATTGATGCATTCGACCCTTCCAATAAATTGAGAGGTCTTGCAACAATAGCCAAAGGTGGTGCGGTCGCTCTTGAAGGAGCAGCCGGGGCAATGGCATTGTTCGGGGTCAAGGGTGAAAAGGCTGAAGAAGTATTGATGAGATTGCAAGGCGTTATGGCTTTATCTCACGCTATACATTCAATCCACGAGGTTACGGTAGGATGGCAGGCCTTCATCAATATGCTTGGACTTGCTCAAGAAAAAGCAAAAGCTGTAAGTATTATACCACCATCAGCACCCGGACAAGCAGCAGAAGGCGGAGCAGTAGCAGCTAATGAAGCGGAAACTGCATCAGTCGAACAATTAACAGCAGCACAATTAGAATTAAATGCAGCAACTACAGCAGGGGTTGAAGCCAATGCAGCAAATGCAACAAGTCAGGAAGCTTTAGCGGTAACTGAAGAAGGTACAGCAGTTGCTTCGCAAACATTAGGACTTGCTCTAAAAGGTATTGGTATCGGATTAATCATTGCAGCAATTGCGTACCTGATTTCAAACTGGAAAGAGGTTAAGGAAACCTTCTTAGACCTGTTCCCTGTACTTAAACAAACCGGGTCAGCTTTTACGGATTTCAAAAATGACATAATGGGATTGGGGTCAGTGGTTTTACACGTGCTTAAATCTCCAATTGACGAAGCAATTACCGCTATCAAAATTCTTGTTGATGTTGTTAAAGGTGATTTCAAAGGTGCGGTTAATGATTTCAAGGCAGGAGTTCAACAGCAGATGGATGATTGGAACGTGGTTGCCAATTTTAAATCTGGTAAAGCCAAAGGTGAAGCCAAAGATGCTGAAGAAGCAGCTACCAAAAGGATTCAGGCCGAAATTGATGCTAATGAACGTATCATTAAAGAACGCCAAGCATTAGGAAAGAATACTTTTAATCTCGAAGTTAAGACCCAACAGCTTAAAAATGAACTTTTAAAGAAAGAGGCTGAAGAAGACGAGAAGAAAAAGAAAGAATTGTTGGATGGTGAATCCCAGATTACAGTATTGCAGAATCAGGAGATTAAAAAACGCAACGATGAAGCTGAAAAACTGAGAAAAGAAGCAGCAGCTAAGGCGGCAGCTTTGAAAAAACAGGAGTTGGACAAGCTGAAGACGGGCAATGAAGAAGCATCTAAAGTTATTCAGGCAGGTATCAATTCTCAAAGAGATATTGAATTATCAAATGCCCAGTTTAAGTATGATAGATTGATTGCTATTGCTCAGAAATACAATCAAGACTACAGTAAATTAACTCAAGCAGCTAAAATTGAAGAAGCCCTTATAAATAAGAAATACGACGAACAAATTGCCGATTATCTGGATAAGGTTAATGATGATTCTCTGTCAGAGTTTGACAAGAAACGGAAGGAAATTAACCGTGCAATTGCTGAACAAATGAAAAATGCTAATGAGTTGGAGAAACAACAGTTAGCAGCAAGCAGGAACTTTCAATTATCCCAAGTCAATAAGGAAGAATCTGCTACCTATGATGCAGATAATGCGGATAATAATGTATTAAATGCTGAAAACAGCAATAGGGCAGCACTTAAAAAACCTGATTCAGCACAAGTAAAATTTAATAAAGAACAGGCTATCCGGGATGCAAGATTAGCAGCAATTGAAGCAAACTATAAGAAAGAGCAAGCATTAGCCGGGGATAATGTCCAAAAATTAATGGACATTGAATACAAATACAATAAAGACAAAGGTGATTTAGAAGAAGAAAATGCTAAAGCAGCGATTGAATTGACCCAAGCTGAAAAGGATGCTAAACTTAGTATGCTTGATGAGGTATCTCAGGGGTTAAACGCAGCTTCTGAGATTGCAGGGCAAAGTACAGCAGCAGGTAAAGCGTTAGCTGTTGCCAGTACAACTATTTCAACGTATTTATCAGCGCAAAAGGCTTATGAATCCTTAATTGGTACGCCGTATGTTGGACCAGTGATTGCACCAATTGCAGCAGGTGTTGCGGTAGCAGCAGGTTTAGCGAATGTCAAAAAGATTTTAAGTGTAAAAACGCCGGGCGGGTCAGCAGGTAGTACAAATACACCAACTTATACAGCACCAACTATTAACAGTACGGTATTAAATCAAGCGCAACAGGGAGTACAAAATGTTAACGTAGTAAATCAAGACCAGAACAAAAAGCAGAATGATGTTAGGGCTTATGTCGTTGAATCTGATATATCCAATAAACAACAGAGAGCGCAATATTTGGATAGGTTATCTACGATTTAAAGGCTTTATTATTCAATTTTTCAAAATACCTGTCTTCTACTGCGGGAGATAAAGACGGACTATTTTCGGTCGCAGTCTGAAATGAGCCAATGATAGACTCGAGTGCACTTATAGCCTCCTCCCGCATTTGGTAGGTTGCGGGTTGTTGGTCACTGTCCTGAAATCGTAAAAAAAACGTACTGAGTTTATTGTTGACAGCTTCGTATTCAGCAGCAGCTATTTTATTTTTTTCTCCTCGTTCTTGAAATCCCAAGAAGGTTTGAAGTGCTGATAAAACAGCAGCTAACAAAGAAATTAGACCAGTGATAATTTGATAATTAACTCCGCTGTCACCTTGCATTTTCGAAAAATATCCGAAAATCCTTGTACCAACGACTGTAGTCAAAATGATAACTGTAATTCCCATTCCCTTGGAAAGATAGTAATTCACCTGAACCAAACGATTGTGTTCCTTTTTCCGGCAATTTGCTTTGTGTTGGTAATGAGCAGCACGTTCTCGAACATCAGTTAAACGAGGCATAAGGCTAAAGTTTATTTGAAGGTATCACATTTCGTCTAATTATTCAAAGCCTATTAACTCAAATAAAGAGTTAATGGACAAATTACCCCTTATCGAATTAAAAATAGATGCTGAAGCAGATGCGTTTGTTTCAGCAATTGCATTAGTTGAAAACCCAGCAATTGAATCTGATTTTATTGCCTTTTCTCAGGTAGAATACTTTTCTGCCAACGATGAAAAACAAGAGTTATTAGGTGCAGCAATGATACCTGATAAGCCGATATACCGAAAAGGTGATAAAGGAGATTATTACGCTGTATTTTCCAAAGATACCATCAGACAAATATCACAGGTGTTTGCGCAAAAGGGATTATTCAATAAAACCAATATTGAGCATACCCTAATTCCGGCTGAATCCTATGTCTATCAATCCTACATAGTTGATGATTCTAAAGGAATCACTGCACCAAAAGGAATTAATGTCCCTGATGGAACTTGGATAGTAGGGGTCAAGGTCAACAATCCTACAGTTTGGCAGAATATCAAACAAGGTAATATCAAAGGCTTCTCAGTTGAAGGGGTTTTTGAATTATTCCCAACCAATCAGTTTAGTGATGGCTCTACCGACATAGCCGACGAAGAACTAAGCAAAGTAATCAATGAATTTAAATCTGCGCTCGAAAGAGTGAATAATATGAAATGGTAATAGGTGTAAAATTTCCACGAGCCTATTAGCTATATAAAAGAAGTATACAATTATAACAATGACAAAACAAGAAGTCATAAACACAATCAACCAAGCCACGAAAGCTATAGCCAATCTTTTTGTTGATGCAAAATTTGAGGCGGTAAAGCTTAAACAAGGTGACCAGTTGGTAGAAGTACAAGGTGAATTAGCACCGGGTACGAAAGTAATTACATCATCATCTCAAGGTTCAGTTCCCGCAGCAGATGATACCTATGAATTATCAAACGGGGTTAGTTTCTCAACTAAAGCTGGAGCGATTGAAAAAGTTATCAACGATGGTAAGCAAGAAGATGCTAAGGATGAAAAATTAGCTGATGACGAAGATTCAGCAGATGAAAATATGGCTGATGCACCTGCAAGTGATGACGATTCACAAGCTGATGCTGAAGATGCTAATGAAGATGCAGACGAAGCTAAAGCGGATGAAGCAAATACAGCAGCTATCCAAGCATTAACTGACAAAGTATCTCAATTGGAACAAGCAATTGTAGCCATACAGCAAGCTTTATCAGCTTCTGCAAGTAAAGAAGATATGAAAGCAATAGGTGACCAGTTCAGTAAAATTCAAAGTGCTTTTGAAGTACTGGCAGATACCCCGTCTCAATTCTCAAAGGTGGATAACACGCCGAGTGCAAGAGAAATAAAATATCAGAAAATAGAAGCATTGGCAGCTATCACTTCAAAATTAAAATAAACCTATCCCGCACGGGAAATAACCAAGAAATAAAATAATAATAATAACAAATGGCTTTTAATATTAGTTCATTGCCTCAATATGTAGACCAGACAAGCAAAACGCTTTTGGTTGATACCGTATTTGGCAACCAAACCGCATCAGTGCTAAAAGATGCAGGTTCAATCACAGTAGGTGTAAAAGGACAACACGCTTTGCAGCTTTTATCAAGTGATGTAAGTTTTCAATCAAACACCCTTTGCGGTCGTAACCCTAACGGGAATGCAAATTTCACTCAGGCTATAATCACAGTTTATCCATTAAAGGATGAACAAAATTTGTGTAACAAACCATTGGAGAATACTTGGATGGTTCAATACTTAACCAAAGGTCAAGTGTACACAGAAGCGATGTTCGCTAATGATATAATGTCAGCACGTGCTTTAAAAATTGCTCAGGAAAATGAGAAGTTGATGTGGTCAGGTGATACCGTTGCTTTATCAGCGTCAACCACTTTAGGTAAGTTAGACGGCTTTATGAAGCAGATTGCAGCAGGTGCTTACATCCCTTTAACAGGTGGTACAGTTGCTACAGGGGCAACAATTGTAGAAAGATTGCAAGCAGCATTCTTAGCAATGCCTTCAAAAATCACTGAACAAAGTGATGCAGTTATCTTCTTATCAACTGCTCTTTACAATGAATACACTGTTGCTTTAGCACTCAAAAATTTATACCACCCATCAGAAGACAAAACCTTATTCGGTACTACAATCAAATTAGTCCCGGTAGATGGTTTAAACGGTTCACGTAATATTTATGTAGGTCGTTTGCGTTCTTTCCAGATGGCTACTGACTTGATTGGTGAGGAAGATAAGGCAATTATGCAGTATTCCATTGAGACTCAAAACATTTATATGGACTTCCATTGGGCTTTAGGTGTAAAAGCAATTTACATCAATGAAATTGGCGTTGCTTCTGTTTAATCTATAGAAGAATAATAAAATAACGGGTCAGTCACCAACCTGGTGACGACCCTCTTAATAAAATATTTAATAATATGGCTTGTACAAGCGTAACAGCATATGCTAAACAATGTGGTAAAGGGATTGCCGGGGGCGTTGCTCACTTGTTTATAGTGGGGTTTGGCGACCTTAGCATTATTTCCGGTACTACTGATGTTTTTGCATATGCATCAGGTACTACAGTTGTGAATAACATCAACTTAGCATCTGGTAAGAAATTTTTGGAATGCGGTATATTGAAAGAATCAGTTAGTTTTAAAGGAACTGCTAAAAGAGATTCTTCAACTGGTGCTTTTGCAAATGAAACTGAAACGACCATTGTGATTTCCAATATCACTGAAACTGCAAAGCAATATGTGGAAGGTTTACTATCACAACCTGTAGCACTTATAATTCAATTGCGTTCTGGTAATTACATCGTTTCAGGTCTAAACGGTTTTACCGAATTGACTGAAGTAGATGAAGCATCAGGCACAAAGAATGCTGATATGAACGGATACACCCTTAAATTTACAGGTGTTCAGGAATCATTAACATCAACAATTGATAGCACTTACGTTCAGACGATAATCACACGTAATTAATTATTGTAGGTTAGAAATTATACAGCCTTGATAGTAATATCAGGGCTTTTTTATTGACCTGAAAAATTTTTATCGGTCGATATGAAAACTTTTTGTTCGGTTCCAATAAATTATGAATGAAAAAAATTGTAATAATTTCGGAATCACAGATTCTGCACGTAAGAACAGAACTTTTTACGCAAACTGAAGAACATTTGAAGTCATTCCCGGATGCGTGGGCAATCCAAAATTGGCGTTACACGATTGAAGGTAAGTCAGCTATCTTAGATGTATTAATAACGTCAAGATTAGTTTTGGTTCTTGACCACATATTTTAATTGTTCATTGAAGCCTCACCTTTCCCGGGTGGGGCTTTTTTATTTCCTGTAGCCTATTAATATCAGTAAAGCAATATTACAGATGATATTAATTAATTACGGAAAGGATGTTCAGGATTTAGTACTAACGCTAACAGAACTCACTACTATTTCTGACCCGGTATATCTATTGGTATTAACCAACATTTTCACCAAGACCAAAACCCGTTACATCTTACAAGATAACTTATCACCAAACTTAGAACGTTACGATAGATTTCAATTACCAACTTCAGAGTTTGATAACCTTGAAACTGGTCTTTACATCTATCACATATATCAATCTGATTCAATCAATTATGATGAAACCCAATTGGGCGATTGGATTGAACAGGGGAAAGCCCAAGTCATAAGAAACAGTGAGGCTTTGCAGCCAATTACATTTCAGCCTTCAGAAGTTGAATACCTAACCTATACCCCAAGATAATGAAGAAGCAGACTACAGTGAGTAAAGATATGACCGGGGTGATTGACCTAAACTTTTCATCTTCTGTAACCCCACAACCTTATGAACAGGTTCAGGGTAGCAATGATAATAGTTTCGTGTATTGGGGTATCGGTGAGAAAATGTACAACCTGTACCCAAATTTCTTATTGAAGCTATACAATGATTCGCCTTTACATAAGGGTATCATCAATGGTAAGATAGATTACATAACCGGGGACGGTATTAGATTTAAAGGTAAAGATGAAGTTATCGGTATCAAACCGAATGACTCAGATTCCTTTGATGAATTCATCAATAAGATTATAAATGACTACTTAATTTTCAATGCCTATGCTATAGAAGTAGTGTATAATAAATTGGGTAGACCTATCCAATGGGTTCATATTCCTTTTCATAAGCTTAGAATGAACCGGGACAGAAGCAGATTCTGGTACGGTTATGATTGGCAGTTTGAACCATCGAATTATGTTACTTATGATATGTGGAAGCCGGGCATTAATAAGGATGGCTTTTCAAAGGTTTACTACTATAGCAATTATGCACCATCGGTATTAAACGTTTACCCAACCCCTGAATATTCTGGTGCAATAAAGGCTATTGAAAATGATATTGAAATCCGTGAGTTCCACATCAATAATATCAGAAACAGTTTTTCACCTTCCAGTTTAATTACTTTTTACACAGGTGGAGCAGAACCGGAGAGAGCAGATGCATTAAACCGTAAAATTCAAAATGCTTATACCGGGTCAAACGGTAAGAAATTTATCTTGGGTTTTGAATCTCCAGATGGTAAAGCACCATCCGTTCAAACACTGACCCCAAGTGATGCTGATAAGATGTTCATTGAGAATAAGAAAGACACTATTCAGGACATTTTAACGGCACATATGTGTGTTAGTCCTATGCTGTTCGGTATCAAAACTGAAGGTCAATTAGGGGGTGCTACAGAATTGGAATCATCATACGAAATTTTTAAGAACATATATGTCAAGAACCGTAGGAATGAGTTAGAAACTTCCCTAAATAGATTGTTTGCTGATGCAGGTTTTCAGCCGATGGAATTTAAAGATTCAGGTTCGTTATTCAGTTCAACATTATCTGATATAATGAAAATGAAAACTTACACTATCAACGAAGTTAGAGAGAAAGAAGGTTTACCACCAATTCTTAATGGAGATAGATTGATAGATGAAGTTAAGCCAGTACCAACCCAAGAACCCCAAGCACCGACCCCGGATAATGGCAGCATCCCGGATGTAAATGTGGTAGGTTCACCAATCCCGGCTAATCAGGTAGTATCACCTTCAGCTACTTCTACGGGTGGTTCAAAATTTTCTAATGATGGTTCAGTAACCTATCATTTAACTGATGATGATTTTGAAAAGGTTAAGCATTTGGGTAAGGATAAAACCAAATTTACTACCCTTAAAAAGTTTGATTACACCATAACTTCATTCAGTGATGCAAGGTATGCAGAGCAACAATTTGATGACGATAAAGATGTTGCTGATTACATAATAAAAAGCGGAATCAAGAATATGACCATCGTACAGATTAAGGCAGCTATCAGGAAGGATTTAGGTATTACTGTAACAGCCGATGATGTAAGACGAATTATTCAAGAGTTGGAAGATTCAGGTATGATTAACAAGAACGATTTGAATAAATCAATTACCGTTAAATCAACTGAAAAGACTATGCAGCCTGAGAAAATCAGACGTATAGAAACCAGATATAGCTATGATGGTATTGAAGATGACCGCAATAGACCGTTTTGTGCTAAACTACTGGAAAATGACCGCTATTATTCAAGAAGTGAGATTCAGGAAATGAGTTTACTATTTGGTTACGATGTTTTCAGTTATCGCGGTGGCTTTTACCATAACCCTACAACTAATATTACTACCCCTTATTGCCGTCATAGATGGACAGCAGTATCAGTAGTGCTTAATACCCCAGAAGAATAAGATGCAGAGGATATTATTTATTAACGAACAAACGATAAAGGACAATTCCATTATTCAAACTAATGTGGATTCAAAAATCATAGTGAATACGATTTATGAAGTGCAGGATTTGGAGTTGCAACCAGTTTTGGGATTACCAATCTATACCGGGTTAACTCAGGAAGTTATTAATGCTGCAAATGATACCGGGTACACCTTTACGGCTACAGGTCAAACCCTGCTACAGGAATACATTCAACCATTTCTAATTTACGGGACTTTGGTTTACGGATTTACCCCATTGCATTTTAAAGTAACAAACAAGGGTATCAATAAAAAGAATGATGACAATTCAGCAAATGCGACTGCTCAGGAATTGGAATCCCTGAAGGCTCACTATACCTCAAAATTCGACACCTACAAAAACAGGCTTATCAAATATTTAGCGATAACCTTAGAAGAAGTAGTACCCGGAATCGTGGACAGTACCAGTTCTTCAACGGGTTGGTATCTGCCAGAATTTGAAGTGAATTTGGAAGAATATTTCGAGGCATTAGCCAATAAAACCACTTTTTACGGCGGCTACTTCGGTGGATACTACAGGAGGTATTAATAAATGTTAACCATAAACCAAGTCAAACTATATTTAATCGGATTTTTTGAGAATCACTTGCAGATAAATACGGTCGTTTATGATAGCGATTTCAATTTTAATGCAGAAGATGACCTACTTTATAAAGTTGTTCAAATCCAACCCATAGACCCTGTACAGGTTACCTACAACGAAGCGGTTTATAAGTTTAAAGTAGTCGTAGCGGATATTATAGACCCGGCAAATAACGATTCTGAAAATGACATTCAGAGCGATTGTATCTCTATTGCCAATGACTTCATAAGCTACTTTGGTGACGAAGATTTTCAGGATTTCTTCATTGATAAGAACATCAACATTCAAACCTTTACCGAAAAGAACGGGGACAGAATAGCCGGGTGTGTATTTGCTTTTGGAGTAAGACAAACCAGATTGTTCAACCCTTGTTCAATCCCCTTAGGTAACCCATTTACGGGGGTCAGCTTTTCAGGTTTTATAGCTGAAAGTAACCCATATTATAATCTTTTGGCACCCTACTTAACTATCGTTTCAGCTTCAACGCTGTATCAGCCTAAAGGTGACTATATATCAGGTACAACGGTGGATTTTAGTGATTACTATACCAGAGAACAAGCTAATGCATTGTTCTTAACCGGGTATACTGTAAACTTGTCGGATTATTACACCATTGAACAGACAAATGCTAAGTTCTTAACTGGTTACACACCCGATTTAAGTGATTATTACACCAAAGAGCTATCTGATAGTAAGTATCAGCTTATTGGTAACTATGTGAGTGCTTCAACTTTGGCTAATTACCAGTTAGCAGGGAATTACGTATCAGCTTCAACCCTGAATAATTATCAGTTAGCAGGTAACTACGTTTCTGCATCCACATTAGCCAATTACCAACCAACAGGGAGTTATGTATCTGCTTCAACTCTGAGCAACTATTTAACTGCTTCCCAGATAAGCGCAGCTTACCAAGTCATAGGAAACTACGTTTCAGCTTCAACGTTGCTCAGTTACCAGTTGGCCGGGAACTATGTTAGTGCATCTACCTTAGCAAACTATCAACTTGTAGGTAATTATGTGTCTGCTTCAACATTGGGTAGCTATTTAACAGCAGCCCAAATTAGTTCTGCCTATCAGGTGATAGGTAATTATGTGTCTGCTTCAACCTTATCTAATTACCAATTGTCAGGTGACTATGTGAGTGCTTCTACATTGGCTAATTACCAGTTGGTAGGAAATTACGTTTCAGCATCGACACTATCACAGTATCAAACAACACTAAATTTAACTACATCGGGTTCATCCGGCGCAGCTACTTTTGATGGCACAAACTTAAATATCCCTCAATATGCGGGAACTACATACACAACAGCAAATGGTATCAGCTTAACGGGTAACACTATCGGTTTGGGTGGTACGTTAATTCAAAATACCAGTACCGAAATGTCAGGTCATACTTTCAAGTTTTCTGATACAGTCGGTACCGATAAGTTTACCGTTGGTAATGGACTTTTTAACGTAACAGAGGGTGTTAGTGGTACGGGCTACAGTTATATAACTGTATCACACGGTGCATTTAATGCCGTCACATATATAGCCAACAGCACCGATAACTTTAACTTTTTCTGTAATTCGTCAAGTCTTAGCTTAAACTATGCTCAAAACAGTTCCGGTACATCGAAACAAATTTCTGTAAACCCTACATCAATTTCTATTTACGACACGGTAAATTTAAAAGGTATGGTCTATTCGGCTGATTATTCAACAAATGGTAAAGCTGATAACAGATGGATTCCTGATTGGGGAACAATTAAAAATTATGTAAGCGGTATTACAGGTACTACAATAATTTTATCTACTTCGGGTTCGTCCGGTGCAGCGACCTTAAACGGTGGATATTTAAACATACCACAATATACTGGTGCCTTTGCAAATCCGACAGCATCAGTAGGGTTAGCAGTGGTTAATGGGTCAGCAACTACATATATGCGTGCAGACGCAGCACCTGCTATTGACCAGAGTATTGCGCCAACTTGGACAGGAACGCACACATTTTCAGTAACCAATACAGCATCAGCAACGGCTACGACCAACGTGGGTACGCTGATTAAACACACCCTCAATCAATCGGGAGCAGCTAACTTCACTGACTTACTTGTAAACAGAATCAGCACTTCAGCAGGCACAGGAACGCAGTTGTTGTTAGACCTACAGGTTGGTGGTTCATCAAGGTTAAGTGTTAATAGCGGTGGTTATTTGCAGGCTACAGGCGGTGCCACCTTGGGTGCAACCCAGTTTCAGGTATTCAATCAAAATAACAGTTTAACAGATGGTGCTTATTTGTGGAACACGGCATCATCAACATCAAGTAAGCCAGTTGTGCCGTCTCTTAGTGTCAGATGGCAAGGTTCGGTTTGGAATACAACTGCGACAGCAGCAGCTAACTATTTCTCATATATCAATTATGCAACAGGTGTTTCAGGCAATACACCAACAAGCACATTAGTATGGGCTGGGTCACTGACCAACAGCTTCAGTACACCGTCATACTCAACGATAATGTCCTTGTCTTCCACTGGTATACTTACTCTGCAAGCCCCAGTAGTTACTAAAGGCTATACTGTATCAACATTGCCGACCGGAGTACAGGGAATGATGTGTTATGTTACTGATTCTAATTCAACCTCGGTAGGTGTCGTTGTTTCAGGGAGCGGTAGTAACGTCAAACCCGTATTTTATAATGGTACAAATTGGGTCACTATGTAATTATTGAAGCTATTTATAATTATGGCAGAGACAAAATTAACATTGTGGCAAAGGATAGTGGGAGAGACCCCGGCATTCTTCAAGAGAGTTCAAACAATAGGTATTTCAATCGGTGGTTTAGCAACCACTTTGGGAACATTACACATATTACCGCCAGCATTAACGGGTATCTTAGTAGCAGTCGGAGCAACCGCAACTGCTATTTCTCAGTTTGCAGTCAAAGTTACCGGGGATAGTCCTGATGCGTCAAAGTAGTATTTTGGGGTTACTGGCTTACATCCGCATCAACATAACCTGTGCCTTTGCACCTGAAACAATAATTTCCTAAACCATTTCCGGTGCGTTCGTATTGTGCTTTTGAATCACCGGAAACTCCGACTCTTCCGACTCCACCACACCATTTGCATTTTACCTTCCCTTTTGGTATAGCATCAGTACTGACTGGAGTATTACTTCTTGTTGATGCATTATATTCCACTAAATAAACACATCCACCAATAAAGAGTATAAATATGCAGGTGGCTATAAGCCCTCGGAAGTTCCTTGAAGTTCTCAAAGTATTTTCTTGATTAGCTGGTTGAGCTATTGAATGTTGTTCATCATTTTTTAAACTCAATTCCAATTTGAGCTTTTCGATTTCCAGATTCTTTAGTTGTATTTGCTTTTCAATGTCTATATCCTTTGATTGAACGGGAGTGTAATTGTTATAAATTCTGTTATAGACGTAAAAAACCAGAATTACGCAACCGATGAATATTACAAAATAGATTAAGGAGTTATAATCGTTGCCGCTTGCCTGAAGCAATATAAATAGCAGAAAAGTTTTCATTTGAATAAGGATTTGATATACAATAATAAGGCAAATTTGCCTTAATTCAAAAGGGAAATTACATTGAACTTTCGGGAGTGGCGCAATTCCGAAATAATCAAGCAATTGAATTACTTGCAAGCAATGTGCGGAAATACCGCACAGCTAAAAATATCAGTCAGGAAGCCTTAGCGAATATGGCAGGGATTGAGTACAGTCAGGTGAGCCGTCTTGAACGTGGGTTACTGAATACCAGCGTATCTGTAATATTTGCGTTGGCAAAGGCACTTGAAGTCGAACCATATCAACTTCTTCAATCTTAGAAATATAAATCTTTGTTTTAGTCCGCAATTACCCTATAGTCACAAACTACAGGGCTTTTTTGCTATTATTAGGTTATGATAGAATTTGATGCTTGGTATGGTGATGAAAAGAAAAGGGTGCGTGTGTCATTGCCCAATGGCACGAGCGGGGAATCTTGGAATGTGCTGATAAATAATTACAGCGTTGCTACCATCCAAAAAGTGAACGGTGAATATCTCTACTATTACGATAAGACAGATTTTGAGTTAGAAGATTTACAAGCGATAGTTGACCGGATAACTGAGTTCAAAGGGGAAGGTTATCATCAAATTCAGATGCGAAAAGACCCAAGCGAAAAGGAATATTGGGCAAGGTACGGTAGGAAATCTAACCATTAATTAAGGTCACAGCCTATTATAACTATAAAGAAGTAGTGTAATGGGTGTAACCAAAATAGACAGTGCAGGTAGACAATTTATCTACAGGCAAGAAGGGGTTAGATTAGAAGCTTATAAAGATGTTGCGGGAATTCCTACCATCGGAGTAGGTTTTACTTGGTATCCAGATACTGGTAAGAAAGTCCAGATGGGTGATAAAATAACACAAGAACAATGTGATGAGATTTTTGATAAAGTAGTTTCAACCTTTGAAAAAGGCGTATCAAACGTAGTAAACTTTGAACTAAACCAAAATCAGTTCAATGCTTTAGTTTCTTTCACTTATAATGTCGGATTAAAGGCATTAGACAATTCGACACTATTGAAGAAGATAAATGAGAAGGCAGAACCCTCAGACATTAAGATTGCCTTTATGATGTGGATTAAAGCCGGGGGCAAAATCAATGATGATTTAAAAAAACGCAGACTTGCGGAAGCTAACTTATACCTGAAATAATGGCTTAAGATGTTACCAAACCTTATACATAAATTGGAATATACAATATTGGCACTGTATAAATATTTGAGTGCTAACCTCTGGAAATTTGTCATTTGGGCGTTTACCGTCTTCTTTTTACCTACCTATCAGTTTATTGTCGTTATCCTAATTCTTTTGATTATCGACCTGATAACTGGAATTTGGAAAAGTTTAAAACAAGGCAACCCGATAACATCAAAGAAATTCGGAGAGACAATAAAAAAGATTGTCCTGTACAACGTTGGTATTATATCAGCTTATTTAGTTCAACACTTGATAGCTTTGGAAGCTGTCAAACTGATGTGGTTTTTAGCTGTTTTGATTTCAGTTAAGGAGTTTAAGAGCATCATTGAAAACATCGAGGTAATCACCAATACTAAGCTTTGGGATTTCTTAGTAAGACAAGTAACAGAGATATTTCCGAACGCTAAAGAGTTGGAGGAAAAGAATAGAGAATCGGAAAAGTAAATTACTATGGGGATAACTTTTTAGTAGATGTTAGTATTCTGTATTACGTATTACAGTATATTTGTATTGACAAATAACAAGAAACAAAAAACCCCGGCTGCAACCGGGGAAAACTTTACCAAAATACTTGCCAGTAAATTGTTTCTTATTTGTTTTTTTAAAGAAACCATATTTGAATTTCAACATTAAGGAGACGACTTGCGGGTTGTCTCTTTGTGTTATGATACAAATGTAAATAAAAGAATCGTTCGTTTTTGTTGGGTCATTATGCAAGTTATGCACATTGGAAGTGATATGTTTATAATGCGCGGTAGTCATTTAGTGAATTAAGATGACAATAGAAGAATTACAAGAATATTATAACAGTAGTAGAGAATTACCTAAGACAATCGAGCTAATGCCCGGCGTCAAAGTAACGGATGTTCCTAAATTTGTTGATAGCCATTTTACCGTACTGACAGCAAATCCTTATTCAAAAGCATCTAAACCGTTTAAAGACCGCTTAATAATTTTGAAAGGAATTATTGAAAATCGAAAAGCATAAGCTATTTAAATAATAAGTTTGCAGGGACAAAGAAGGCTGTAAAAGGGATAAATTTTGATATATCAAAAAAATCAAACGGCGTTTTTTATTTCATTAAGGCACTTTTTTTTTAAAATAAATTTGGTTAATTAATAATCTATTTTTGGTATCCTATGGATGTGCAAAAATACATCCGATGTTAATCAATCTGAATGATCGTATTTCCAAGCGCCAAGATCAATATCGGCATCAACATCACCGGTCGCC